CTCTGTCTCTTTGATTTGCTATTTCTCTTTCTCTATCAGCTGCTGCTTCTTGTAAAGCTATTTCATATTTCTTAAGAGCTCTTTTATCTTCCCCAAATATTTTTTTAAGATTTAATTTGCTTAGATCAAAACTTAATTTCTGCTGACCACCCATTTGTCCTAATAATTCATATATAGTAGGCATACTAACTCCTTGTAAATTCTAAATAATACCAAGCACCAAGCTCTTTTCTATAAAGTCTAAGCTTGCCATCTGGTGTCTTAACAACTCTTTCTTCTCCATTATTCCCAGAAGTTTTAGATGGATACCCTACTTGTAGTTTCGTATCTACACCTTTTGAGTTGTATAAAAATCTTTTTTCTCTATCAATTGCCATTATGTAACTCTTTTGTATATAGGTCTATATTCAACTGCTACATTATTTATCGTATGGTCACAGTTGCCACCTAAGTCAAGCTGAACTTGAAAAGAAGAAGCGAGAACAGGTGTACTTATTGCAAATTTATCGACAGTCATTACATCGCTTGTATCACTTAAACTTCCCAGGTTTGCAGATGCCACTCTTGCTCCAGAATCATTTGTGTATTCAAACTTGACACCATTGGAACTAGCTTCGGTAGTAGAATACTCAACTGTAACTCCATAAATCTTTTTAACAACATTGGGCATACCAAAATCATCATCTTTTAATTTTATATCAAAAGTCGTATGATTGTCTGGTTCTCCATCATAAGATACTATTTCAGCTGTACCTGTTCCCATTGTTAATTTATTGTAAGCATCTGTTATAGGATTTGTTTTATTACTGTCAGCAACTAAGTCTTCTACAAATGTAAATGAGTTTGTAATAAAACTATATACATAGGCATCTCCATTATTACTGGATTCGTCATCAGCATCTCTTATAACAACTAAATGTTTATGAGTAGGCTCATATGCAATCATTGTTAAATGGTCAACAAAAAGAGACCACTGAGACTCTAAAATTTTAGTTTGTAAATTTCTAATTTGACTACCGTCATAAAAGAATAAACCGTTTTTATTAACCCAAGCTATTCCAAAATCTGTTTTTACAGTAGCTGCGTGAAACTCAACTCCCATATTTTTATGCTCTGACTCTAAAAACCATTGAGTATCAGAACCTCCACCTATATTAATAATATAAAGGGTTTTTTCTTTATACGCAAAAAGCCTATCGGCAAAAGCTTCTAACTTAATAAACTCTTCTCCATCATTAACACCTATATCTATAAAATTAAATTCTGGAAATGTATCAAATTTATTTATTTCGCTATACCTTATTGTATCACCTCTACTAGCAAGCTTACCTTCGGCATCTGTATATTTTACATTTGCTATAAAAGCTCTTCTATTAGTAACAACGCTAGTTTGATATTTTTCACTACCCTGCAAAGCTATAAATGCAGAATCTGGACTAAATCCATTTATAGATTCATAAGTATCTAAATTTAAAGAACTGCTAACAAAAGAAGAATATAAAAAAGGAGCATCTGAGTATTCTTCAGTCCAATATGTATACCCACCTTCAAGACTTGGTCTTGCTCCAAGCGTAAAACTTACATCGCTAAACAAAACCCAAGCGTCATCACTACCAGATATTCTAGTATATACTCTTCCTCCAGTTATTCTTCTATCGTATTCAACTGCTCCACTGCCTTGATCTTTATATTGCGTAGCTAAAATAGTGCAAGTCAATTTTTGATTAGCAGATACAGTAACAGCATCACCTTTTAATTGGTAAATTAAAGACTCTTGATTTCCTTCATATACAAAAGTTATTCCAAATTCATAATCTCCAGCAGCCCAAGATCCGCCACTAGAAGCAACTACATTTAAATTAAGTCCTCTTCCAGCTGGAGGATATATTGCAAAAGCTTTATTTCCAAGCCAAGTTCCAGAGCCGCTTATAGTTGTTGTTGTAAGCGTTGTATCACTTGACCTTGCCGTAATAGCAGCAAATTGGTCATTAGTCTGATTAACAGCCCAATAATCATTTACGCTAGAGCCAGTTCCTAAATCAAGATCAGTATTCATTGAAGAAGGAAAAGAGGATGTATCAGAAATTAATGTTGTCGCATTACTAGAAACTGCATCTGTATCTTCATTTCCTCCAATAGTTATTCCAACCAAACCTTTATCTGGTTTTGCTAAATTGACGCTACTACTTATCCAACCAAGAACTCCAGCATATCCTCCTGGAGTCTGAACGCTACCAGAAGAATCTTTCCATCTGCTTTGAGCAGACACATAACCATACTTTTTTATATCTGTAGATGTATTGGCTACATTTGTATCGCAAACTCTAACATCTCCATCAGCAATGTGATAAATAACTTTTGCTTGTTCTGAGCCAGTAACCGCACCCAAACTTATATCATTAGTATCCCAAGTTGTAGCATCTAAAACGTGAACTACTGCGTTAGTTGTGTCATCTGCATTAGCTAAAAAAGTTCTTACAGTAGATGAATTTCCTCCTCCAGAAGCATAATCAAAAGTAGATTGAAATAAACCGTATCCAGGTTGCATAGCAGTTACGTTAGGGTCTGTGTAATCAGTATCATTATCAGCTGCCTTACCACAAGATTTTATAGCTCCAAACTCATCTACAATGACATTGCTAGCTTGAGCTAATTCGTTATCTTGAATAGAGCGAGCATTAGTCTTGGTATTTAAACCACCTTCAAAACGTGTATATGTTTTAAACTGTTTAGGCATTATTCCTTTATCTCAAAGTGTACTAAATCATCAAACTTATTATCTTTTGTTTGTGTATCCTGATCCCAATCTCCACCCCAGCGAATATTCAAACCCATTTGCGAAGCAATACCCAAAACATATCCACTAAAATAATGGAACCTATCGCGGTCATTCCAATCAATAGGATAGGGAGCCACATCAACAGCAACGCTAGGGCTTTTATTGTGTTTACCGTTAGGAAACTTAAGTTTGCTATTGCCTTTGTTATACGCTGCATTCTGTTTCTCCTTCCCACGATGACCCTCTATTACTGTACAATCAAAATGCTTAACTACTTCGTTAAACAAATCAACTAATCTTTCATCGCAAGTATGTAACTTAGATTTACTCTTTGTGCTAAACCTTGGCATTATGAAAAAGTCTCCAATAACACCTTAACCTCAGCCCAAACTTTATCATCTTTTTTAGACTTAGTTGCTTTTACTGCTGTATCACCAACCATCATAAGAAGCTGTACCATACCAATCTTCTTAACTAATTTCTTTATTAACATTTTTAACATTCTATTTCTTCCCTGCTACTTTATATATGGATTTTTTAACTGCTGTCCAAATTAAATCATCCCACTTAGATGGGCTAAGAGCTACTACTTTGTCTATTGCCATAAGACCAATAACTACATATTCCCAATTACCTTGAATCCATTCCATTTTCTATTCTCCTTTAAATAACCAACTTATTAAAGAGCCAAATACAACAACAAACATAGAGCCTACACCTTGTATCCTAGATACAGATGATTCCAAAGCACGCACCCTACCATTTTGTTCTTTTACTAAGGTTTTAATTTCGTCAGTAGTTTCTTTAATATGACTAACTTCACTACTTTGTTTAGCATTAATAACAGTTAATTCTTCAAGTCTACTATCAACATTCAAACGCCATCTTTCTATATCCACTTTATTCATTTTCCGTTAATCCTACCTTTTAAATATGATAAGTCATCTGTTACATCATTTAATTCTTTTACAATATCTTCCCTATGTCTTGCAGA